CTTATAAGGACCCCCCGAGAGAACTCTCGTAGTATGCGTATAAGAAGATTAATCACTTTAATGAATGGCTGGCTCAGTTTCAGGCCAAGGAGTCCACAGAAATTCCTCCAACGATTTATGACCAAATTCTGCTTCAATTGAAGAAGGAGCGTATCAGTAACTTTGGGTCTTTAAAACGTACGAAGCTCCGAGAGATTCTACGGCATATGGGCGAGACCAAATACTATGAACACATTCCCCATATTATCAACCGCCTTTCAGGTCAGAATGCCCCCTTTATGAGCCGAGAAGATGAAGAAAAGTTGCGTCATATGTTTCGTGAAATCCAACCGGCGTTCAAGAAGCATATTCCAAAGGGCCGACGCAATTTTTTATCCTATGGATACATCCTGTACAAGTTCTGTGAATTGTTGGAAATGGACGAGCATCTGGCCTGCTTCCCTTTACTCAAAAATAGGGATAAGTTGTATGTTCAAGATTGTGCGTGGAAGGGAATCTGTTCGGATATGCAGTGGCAGTTTATTAGGACAGTTTAGGGCTGTAAAACAGCCCTAAACCCTGATAATAAATGACTCGGGTCGTTTATTAGGACGGTTTAAAATGGCTATGCCATTTTAAACCCTGATAATAAACGACTCGGGTCGTTTATTAGGACAGTTTAGGGCTGTAAAATAGTTCTCTTGAACTATAGTATTGCGACACCATAAAATATCCTGCTATTCCATACCGAATAATAGGATCCGCAAGTCCCATATCCAGTGTAGGGTTCCATACTTGATAGGCGGTATAAACTGAAAACACAATTGTCCAATTCAGATATTTATTCGTATTCCATGTAAAAAAACAAATCGTGTAAAGATTGTACATGGCTGCGTGAAAGAGAATAAAGGGGAGAGGGAGCGAGAACACAAAGAGGATATTAATCCATAATGACAACGCATAACAGATATGCCACATATTAGCGGTAATAATACTCTTACGCACAAGTGTCATTAAAAATGCCGCCATCTGAATACCAAATAGTGGCGAGAAGGAACTGTCCATGGATCCCAGCATATAGAGTGTAGCACCAATCTGCATACAGCGGTTCATAGTGATGACCTGATATTTCCCCTGTTCTGAAATCGCAGAATGAAATGGCATATTTGAAATGGTGCGACCGTTCTGATTCTGATGATTCGCATATTTGGTGATAGTATCCGCTGCCACCATGGTGCCCATACATATAAGAGGTTGTATAGGCAACGAATAATAGTGGCATATGGAGCAAAGAACTGACCGCAAGGCAAAGACAATGGAGTGAAGACGAAATTCGGGATAAATCATGGGACTCATTGGATTGCGATCCTCTGGAATATGGAAGATGAGAGAACTCGTACTTAGGAGGCCATGAAGAAGAACGGACGCAAAACCCAACGGATTATTCAAATCCATGGTACCATACATCCATAGCATGGAATAACGATAGATAAAGTTACATAAGCACATTATACCAAGTGTCTTATGAATATGAAATCCATCTTCACGTGTGACAAGTTTATATATGTTTTCTAGGCCCATTTACAATACTTTATTGTTCTGTTTTTAGGCCCTCATGTCTAGAATCTCAGAATCTCAGAATCTCAGTACCTTTCCATAATACAAATACAGTACCACGCCAAAGATGGCCTTAGAAATCACATCTAATCCATTGTAGGCCAGATTCTTGGTTTCCTCATCTGCCAAATAGGCAATTCCATAGCCTGACCAAATGAGGGCAAAGACCCAGAAGACCACATGGTTCTTCGTATTAACCACACAGGTTACAAAGAGAACCAGTAGCATGAGACCGAAGAAGAGAAAGCCGAGTCCAAATCCAGCCCATTTGTTAATGGTCCCCGCCTCTCCCAAATACCCGGACCCTAGCATGCCCCAGTTCAGAATAATCAGTAGCAGGAAGACCTTATAGGAAGGGTGATTGATTCCCGTGTAAAACAGAGTCATGACAAGTATAATGAGTGGCGTTGTAATAGACCAGTCAATATACCTCATTTGTGTAATTTGACTGAGGTCAATAGTGGGTGCCTTCAGCATCTCATTAAAGATACTATAGACAATGGCCGCTACCAAGGACACCGTGGTCTCAATATTCATTACGTGGCGAATTTCCACACTGGGTGTTCTCAGCGCTTCTATTGCCGTTAATCCCGTATATCCCATTAATATCAAATAGGATGTCATAAAGGAATTCCTAAGAGATTGTGTCACGGCTATTGTATCTGACATCCCTACTTAGAGGGGAGTATTTTCATAAATCCTATATAAAAAATTTGAACTATAGGGGTTGTGGTAATCAACATCAATCATGTCAATCACGACAAACATGCCAAACATTTCCGCTCATAACATCGCCATCTTACGATGCCACACCAAAAAAGATGTCACCCAAGAATTCTATATCGCATTCTCTGCGGAAGAACCCCATTTAGGAATGGATGAATTCTGGAATATGATCGCACCTTCTATACAGTATCAGGAGTCGGACCCTATGAAATCCAGTATCTTTGGAATCGTTGTCGAAGTGATTCAACACGGGTGTGCTCTTCTGCTTTCGGATAGAATGAATGGAATACACTTCAAACCTATTTATGAAACCGATGGAGAATGGTTTGGGGCTAACCCCATTGAACCCTTTGTATCAGAGGACCTTATTCCTAGTGGCAATCTATATGCCAGACATATTCTCATTCCAAGGAGATTCTAAACAGATGTCAGACAGGCATGATGCCTGACATCTATTTTTATATCATTCTACACGTCTATTTAGGAGTTTGATTCGCAAGAAGGGCCGCGAGTTGTTCCTGGGTAATCTGAACCGTGGCCGGTTCATGAATCGTATTTCCTTCTGCCGCCTTTTGGGCCAGAAGGGTCGGAATGAGCGCCTTCAGAATCTCAGGACTCAAGGTCATCGGGACATTCTCCTTTGCCACTGTGATAGCCGTGTCTTTGACCGCCGTGATTACCTTTTCTTTAAGTTCCTCGGGATTCTGAATGGCATGAATCATCTGTTCTGTGGACGTCGGAACATAGGATTGAAGTTGTGCCTTGAGGGCATCACTGACAGGAAGGTCTTTTAGAACCTGGCTCGGGTCTTGAATGGCTTTCTCAGCCTTCTCTGCCATAGCGCGTTGTTCTTGATTCAGAAGCGACTTCGGATCCTGGAGGGCCGCCTTCATCTTGGCGTCCATCGGCAAATCCTTGACAAGTTTATCAAAGGCGCCCTTATTCGCCTTTGCCATTCCAATCAAATCCGAAACAGATCCCCCTTTTCGGAAGTGGTTGACCGCAAAGGCGATAACCCCTAGACCTGCGATGCCCACTGCCACGGAGCCCAGAATGGTGGCCGTGCCAGCAGGAGCGACCGACAGAACAGACGCAAGAAGATTTGTTCCAGTGCCATTCGTTGGATCATACGAGGGGTAGGGGGTCATGTAATACAGGGGCGTACTCGTGGCTGACACGTTGACAGGGCTGGGTGTGGGCCAGGCAGTAACCATGAAGAGAGGGGTGCCTGTGGCAGTTAGCGTGGAGGTGGCAGTCGAGGTTGGAAAGGCCGTGATAACAAAGAGAGGTGTGCTCGTAGAGGTTGCGCTCAAGGTTTCAGTGGTAGTGGCAGTACCCGAGGCTGTAATCGTGACACTTGCTGTCTGGGTAGCCGTTTCTGTCTGGGTGGCTGTTTGTGTAGGAGGAGGAAGGGCCGAAGGGCTGACCGAGGCCGCCTCGTTGCCCACGGTCATATCTACACCGCAGACTTCAGGAAGAGACAGAGTGGCAGAATAGGTACAGATAGGATTCTCATTCACGCCGCTCATCTGAAGGGTGGGTCCGCACGCCAGGGTCAGATGGAATTCACGACAGCAAGAGCCAGAACAGGGAGCCGGACCATATTTTTGATAGGTATATTGGCCATTGCTGGTTTCATAGGTGGTGAAAGAACCACAGTTGTTTCCCGCATTCTGGTTCTGAACACAGGACTGATAGGCCACCACCGTATACCCAGGGGGATTGAAGGTTTGGCCATTCAAGAGGGTATAGAGGGAGGAAGGGCCTGTCCCACTTAAAGCAGGGAGGGCTAGGGCAAGTGCCGTACATAGTCGCAGAAGCATTCTATTTTGGCGACAGGGAATCTTAGTGGTTATCAATAGTGGCTTTACAGAGTCACTAGTGATATTCAAAATACGGGAGTGTAATTCAAATATATACAATGTCGTCAATTCCTCATTTTTTGAGTATAATAGTTAATAAATTGACCTACAAAAAGTCATTTAGAATCCTATACAGAATGGCATGTATCGCCGGTGAATAGGATTGAGTATGAATACAGAAATATCCATTTAAGTTCGTTTGGCTGATTTTTTTAGAAACCGGTTTCGTTTGGTTGATTTGGTTGAGTTGGTTGGTTTGGTTATTTTTGACTGTTTACAGACCATTGGGGGTTGTTTACAGACCACGAGGGAACCCGACCAGGTTCGCACCGATACCGAAGGAGGCACCCTGTCTAGCCGTAACACCCATAGAGGGGCTCACAGCGTCAAGGATCGCAAAGACAACCGCGGCAAGCACGGCCAGGGTGGCGACCTCATCCATGGGCAGGGTCTTGCGGGGAATCAAGAGGGCCGCAGCAGCGACAACGAGACCCTCAATCAGATACTTGATGACACGATTGACAATTTCGGCGATTCCGGAGTCCATTTCTATACTTGATACTAAGGAAAAAAAATGTATAACTTGGAAAGTGTGTTCATAGCCTAAAGCATAAAATACATTCTTCCGGAAGAAAGATGTCAAAGGCTAAGAGTGAACCCATAGAGGATTATTTGGATGAGGACGAGCCTGTCTCGGGCCAGAAGTATGCCCTGGTCAGTTTCTTGAGCCCCGAGAATGTTCTGGAGAAGAAGGACCTCTTCTTCTTTCAGCGCTTCCTTCAGTCTTATGAGGTGGAGTGGAAGGTCAAGAACATGGAGGCTTTTTTGGCCGAACAGGTCAATGAAATCAACCGGGGACTGGATGAGAAGGCCAATAAGTTTGATGCGAGTGGTGTCACGGATGCCGCCGATTTGTGCCGTGCCAGCCGTATCAAGATGGAGACCGTTATGGAGTCCTATCAGGGCTTTGTCCGTAAGCAGCAGAAGGACATTAATAAGACCAAGATTGGGGACGCCTGGGAGGACTTCTTGTTCAAGGAGCAGGCCAAGTTGGAGGAGGAGTTCCATGCCAAGAACGATTTCCGGACAAGCATTCGGGGGTTCAAGGTACGTGCCGTAGCCCGGGATGAGAAGGAGGCGGAGGTTCGGGCAAAGAAGCTTCAGAAGAGTGACAAGTATCACAATATCTACTGTGCCGAAGTGGGTAAGTGGACTCCTTGGGACCCTAAGCCTCATCTTGTGGCCGACCAGGAGTATGCCCAGGATGAGCTCAATAACTTGATGAAGAGATACAAGGAGAACGAGGACAGCAAGTCAGCCTTCTTTGAGGAACAGAGGAAGACGGGAACAAAGCCGAAGGCCGAGAAGCCGATGTTCGGAATCACGAAGACGGATGAGAATGAGACCGTGACCGAGGAGGCCTCTGCTGCCGCACAGTCTGAGGCCACCAATACCATCTTTAATGGCCCTGCGGACCTTGTTCTGGAACGCAAGATGAAGAAGAAGGCTGAGGAGGATGCCAAGAAGGCCGAGGAGAAGCCAGCAGAGAATACCGCATAAATAATGATAGGGAATTACCTTATTTGATATAATGATATCGTATCAAATAAGGGATAGTAAATGACTTTTTATGAATAGTAGCCATCTACGCCGTTTAAATCACTGCTTCCAAACATGGCCTTCTTCACACATGTCTGAGTGGTGCCATCGCAGAAATTGGCATCATCGCAAGGCTGGCCAGAACCATTAGGGCTGCGGCACAAAGGACTAATCATACCATTCATGGTAGAAGGAGTTTGCCCATCATAGCCAGAAGAGGTGGTCAGTGC